AGCATGAACTCTACTTTAGCCGACATCTTTTCTTTGCGTTGCTCTAGCGTACCCAAGTCGGACAATACGTTCCTGTACTTCTCCAGTTCTAGTATGCTACTATGATCCAGATCAGGCTTATTCTCCCTTAAAATGATCTCATCATCTATCTTCGAACGCTCCGCTTTCCAGTTGTAAATGGTTTGTCTAGACACTCCCCACTTTTGCGCCACTTTTGACACATTGCCAATGACACTTATATCCTTCAGGATTTCAACTTTCTGTTCAGGCGAAAACTCGTGGCTACCAACCTTTTTCTTTGACATACTCAATTACGGATTCTATACGGTTATAAATGTAGTTGGGCAACTTATCAGACATAGAGGGTATCTCATAAAGACTCTTTATGATTACTTTTATTTCCTCCTGCAACTCTTCTTTGGTTAGTATCTTTTTCTTTCTGTGCCAGCCCATTTGACAAAAACTTAGTAAAATTGACAGACTATACTTATAAATGCTGAGAATAGCAAATATTGACACCTTTGGTAGAAATTTGATTTTGTGCGGAAGGGAGGGTAAACGACACCCCTGCTGACCTAATTTAATAGGGTAGCCCCAGTGCCTCAGCTAGCCCCAGATTGAGAGCGTTAGAGAGCGTAAAAATCTCCAGCGCTGAGAGCGAGCCACCAGAGCCAGAGCGAGCCACCCAGAAACCCAGAGCCAGCGCCAGAGCTGGCAAGGGTTGAGAGGTAAGCAAGGGAACCCAGCTCCAGAAATCCACATAGACCGCCCAAATTTGAACCGTAAGAGCTGAACGGATTGAGGGCGACTATCCATACCCTCTAGAGGCTTGAGGGCGTTAAAACGTAAATTTATAGGTCAAATTCCGACTGGATAGCAAAAAAAAGCCCCTCACGTATGCAAGGGGCTAGAATCTGTCAAATCTGGACAGATATTCAAAGCAAGGCGAGGAAGTCGGGGGGCTCTGAGTCCACCCCACCCCAATCCAAAAAAGCATCTTGAATCGCCATAGCCTCGAAGTGACTTAAGCGGTGAATCAGCTCACCAGCTGGAAAGGTGGCAAGCCTTGAAACCCTCGAGCGACTTAATCCAGTCGCCTCTACTAAATCGCGCTGAGTGCGTCCCACATCAGCAAGTAAGAATCTAAGAGCATTCATGTCTTACCCCCAGATGATATGTATTAATACATGAGCGCCAAAATACACCCACGCGAAAACTACGAACGGAATGAAAACCGCCTTGAATAGTCTTTCTTGCTTACTCATATCAGCACCCCACTAAATAAGAGTCTGGGGTTTGCTTATCCCATAGCACTGGGACACCTAGCACCGCCTCGAGCGCCTCAGCTGGTGTCGAGCCTAAAGAGCGTAAGAGCTGATATTCTGGGCGCTCATTCTCTAGGTACTCGATACCAAAAAAATCTAGCATAGCCTCGAATGGGTCGGGGTACTCTGTCCACTCGCATCGGAATGCAATCGGGTCGTATTCTATGGGCTCGCCTATTGACTCATAATAGTCAAAAATCAGCCCAGCACCTTGCCTTGTGAAGTTTGGGCAATCAAGGCTCATATCGTGGATAAATCTGTCTAGATAGTACGTTTTAACAATCATTTTCTCATAAGTTTAATTAAGCCCCAGTAACTGGGAACGCTTGAAGTATAGGAATCCCAGTTCTAAGAATCAAGATTATTTATCATTAAGGCTAGAAAGCCCCCAGACCTACCCCACCCATAAAAAAACCCTCTAGGGGTTAGCTAGAGGGTGCGTAAAAATCCTCAATGGGTAGGTGAAAATCTTTCTACATTGCGTAGAAATCCACCCCCACGAACTCTAGAGTATAATAATCGGGCGAGCCACATTTAGCGCAAACGTTCTCGCTGTCATAAACCTTGCCCCGCTCTGATTCCTCAATAGTGGTGGTATCCTCATCAGTGATGATAGAATCGCACCCCTCGCACAGGTATAACCCCTCTAAAAATTCCCCTATAGCTCTATACTCTCTCAGCTTAATAGAGCTGTCCAGCTTAGCTTGAGTCATATTGCATAGGTTACTCATGCGAGCCTCAGAAATCCCAGTGGCTAGGGCTACACTTTTTTGCGAGTAGTTGAGGCTATCAATACTGAATTTAAGTTGATTAAACATAAAGCACCCCCCCTTGAAACGAATGAACCGCCTCAATTCTAGCTTGCTCCCAAACTATGGCTTGAGCTTGATAGGGTAATAAATTAAACTCACTGGCTACATCTCTGATGATTTGCTCGCAAGCTCGATAGCGAGCGGTAGTTAGCGACTTGATAGGGCGCTCGAAAAATATCCTCAGCATCCATCTATCAATCGTTACTGGCTCTGGGTCTAGCATCATATTGCGATAAAAAGCATACGTTTTAAGGGCGGTAGGTTTCACGCTATTGTAGCCCCCCATAATTTCCCACGCCTTGATTTTATTAGCATCGTAAGTACTCACGTTAAAAGAATCAATCTCTCGATTGTTTTGATAAGCGTTGATTAGGGTATGCGTATCAACTTTGTTTATTTCCCATTGAACGCTGGGGCTAAGAGCTGATGCGATTTGAGCGACTTTATCGGTTGATAGCTTTCTAGTGTGGGCTAGGTGATTCCATAGCTGGTGAGCGTCCGCATACCACATCAAGCCAGTATCCCAAACTGGGGTAAATTGAGCTCTAGTTAGCAAGGCTCTAGTGCGTTGCTTAGCTTTATTGATTCGATAGTTTGATAAGGGTTTCTTAGTTCTCATCGTCTGTCCTCATATTGATTAAGTAAGTTAAAAATCCAGCGTATTGCTCAGATAGGTTCTCGCCATAGCATTCATGCCAGGCGCTCATTATTTCATCTAAAGTGTATTTTAACGTTTTATCAGTTCTCATTATATCATATTTAATTAAGGTTCACCAGTAATGATAAGGGGTCTATCCCAGATATGCAAATGTAAATAATCAAGACAAAAATAAAGCCCCCAGCCATAGTGACTGAGAGCCTTATCGCTCTGGGGTAGGTAGAAATCCTTTATAGTTGCGTAGAAATCTCTTCTAGTATGCCTAAAAATCCTTAATGGATCGTGTCCCATACCTTATCATAGAACCACTCAAGGTTAGAGTCTTGAACGTATTCAAGCTCATCCTCATTTAGTTCTCTACCTTTATATGATGCACCCACTAAGAACGCATCGCAAAAATCGGGATAGTCCCTCATATCAATACCATCTATCTCTATATCATCTATAAGGCTCAAATCAAATTTAATCATTGTGTTGACCTCTTATGGTTAGTTTATCTAGATGATCCATTGTTTCCTTAAAAAAGGGCATATCCACCATATAATTAGATGAGTCAGATTGCTCTAAGTCATCCCACTCATCGTATCCATACGATTCTAAGTGTTCACCTTCGCTATCAAATCTATCATACACCAAACCCCATTCCTCGAATTTAATGTAGATGTATTCACCATTGGGTAAAGTTATTGTTTTATCTTTCATTTTAGCTCTCCTTATTTATAGTGCATAGTTTTCTTCGTAGTAATCCCAATCAACATTACCATTGCAATCAATGATTTCTTCACGAATAAAATCACTTGCTTCTCTACCGTATTTACCTTGTAATTTCCAAGCTAAACCAGTGGCAATAAGATCAGCAAATAACTGAACGATCCATTCAAGGCTATGATCTTCAGTTTCGTATTCAATTACTCTTTGCATTAAGTCCATAATTTCAATTTGTTTCATAGTTCTATTAGTTTAATTAATGTTCTCTGAATACAATCTAAAGTTATCCACATTAAATGTCAAATGATTTCACCCAAAATAATTTCATCAGTATTATTATTATATTTAGTATTATTATACTTCGTATTTTTACGAAGGGGGGTATCGTGTTTTTGCGAAGGGGGTGTCGTATTTTTACGAAGGGGGGTAATCTTTCGAATCTCTACGTTTCCATTGCTAATATCATAATGAACCCTGATCACTTTAGCATCCTTTAGTGCCTTGATCCATGCGCTTATAGTGGCTCTATGTACCCCATACAAATCAGCGAAATATCCGTTACTTGCAAAGCAATATCCCTGCTTTGTTGATAGAGCATCTATCTCTGTATATAGTACCTTCTGACTACTATTTAAGTCTGGGTGGTATCGTACCTCAGCTGGTAGCACCCCATAATACGTTGGCTTGTCCATAGCGTAAAAATTTAGTATGTTCTCATTTAACTGTTTAGGAACATAACCAAAAATTCCTACATATGAAAATTCTCTAAACAAACCTTGATGTTTGACGAAGATATAAACGATCCATACCCTAAGTATAGAATCTACGCCCAAAAATCTGGGGTAGCTACGGTGTACTCCATGCACGAAACGGTGTATGACTTTGATATGATCCCTATGGAATACTCAAAAGTACCAGTATCTATAATATCGCTAGACCCATCGGATATGATAGAAGAAATAGAACATATGCTCTACGCATTTGAACACCCCATAATATCAATAGAAAACTTTCCCGAACCCTATGAAAATTTATAGCGATCTATCCAATGCAGATTATCACTCTATGAGTGACCACGTATCAAGTAGCTTCGTCAAAGCCGTAGCAAAACATTCTATACAAAGGGCTATGAAAAAATTTGATCCGACTCCTGCCCTAATCTTTGGGGATGCTATGCACACGTATTTTGAGGATAGGCTCGCCTTCGTGCGTAGGTTCGTGGTGTTCGATGACACAGAGATAGTAGCAAGAATCCTAGAGCAAAGACCAGAAATCTCTGTACCGTCTATGACTCGTGAATACAAAACGTTTAAGGCAGAGTTTGAACAAGGCGTAAAAGACGATCAAACAGTGATTAGTCAATATGAGATGCAGTCAATAGAGTATATGTACAAATCTGCAGTTGATAACGCTGGACTACAATCCATTTATACAGACTTTGACCACGATGACATATGGGATGAGTACTCTTTTCTCACAAATGAGCCTGATTATCATGGGCTAAATTATAGAGTAAGACCAGATCGTTTGTTAGTAAAAGACGAGCAACCTCAGGTAATTATAGACTGGAAATCTTGTAGAGATGCCTCTGAGAAGGCATTTAGGTCAGACTTCTGGAAATTTAGATACGACCTACAAGCAGCATTTTATTGTAGTCTATTGGAAGTTCCAATGGATCAATTCTTTTATGTTGCAATAGAAAAAGAGTTTCCATATAATAGTGCTGTATTCTCTATTGATGAGGATACCCAAATGAGAGCCATGCGAGAACTAGAACTAATTAAAGAACGCATTGGCAAATGGAAAGAGAACCCTAGCCCCGAAACAAGTGGGTTAGCTAATGCAAACACAATCACATACCTATGAGTACAGAAAAAAACGTACTAAGAGAACTTGCGGATAGATACAGTCTGACTGGCAAGGATTTTTTTAAGCACCCTTCTCAGGGCTTCATCATCATTACACGTACTGGTGTTGAGAAAATTATGGCGCACGACAAAATCAACGTAACATATCACGTTGTACCTGAGCTTAGCGAAAATCAGGAGAACTGTTGTATCAAAGCCGTAGCCACTAAAGTGGATGCTAACGGTGAAATATTTACTGTAGAATCTTTTGGTACGGCTAACCACTATAACTGTAGTGTTAAGACTTCTCGTAATGGCAAGACCCTACCGCATTACCCTGTAGAAACCGCTGAGAAACGAGCAAAGGCACGAGCCGTACTACAAATCACAGGGTTCTACTCAGAGGGTGTATTCTCTGAGGACGAATCTGATGATTTCAAGAGATAATAAACTTTCAATATAAAATGAAAGTTACATTAATTATAACCCTCATCATCATTTCGGTGGTGGTGGGGGTATCTCATGTTTATGAGCGCCAAAGCAAAAGGTAGAAGAACCATATTTAAAGCAATCGAGTTCTTTAAGAATAAGGACATGATTGTGGATGAAGTGGAACTTGGCGGAAGATTCCGTAAGTCCAAAGACCTTTTCTCAGGGCTATGCACCAAGTGTTGGAAGCATGACTGTGAACACATTTTGGAAGATACATTTGATGGTTTTGATTTGATAGCTATGGACGGAACCAACGTTTGGCTCATACAAGTCAAGACCAATAAACCACCTACACAAAAACCTTATAAACGTTTTGCAATGACATTTTCTAGTAAGTATATTCGTGTCCTTGCAATGACGTGGTATGACCGAAAGGGGTGGGTACTGCACACGTTTAACAAGAACGGAACAGTAACTAAAAACGATTTAAGACGAAAACATAATGAGAAGAAAGATGACACTAAATGAAAAAGCAATACTCAAACTACTAAAAGAAAAAGATCGGATTACCTATGCTGAAATAGAGCCTAAGATGGAGGTAGAAGGACACGATAAATATTGGACTACCTTTTCAACGATATGCAGTCTGATACAGTCAGGGATCATGGTCTCCGAGAACAAACACCCTGCGTTGTATTCATTAACGGCTTACGGTAGAGTAAAGATTGCTGAAGTATTATGATTAGAAATGACCTGATGCACCTTGAGGAGGTGCTGATTGGTACGCTAATTTCTAAAAGAGAATATAGAGAACTAATATTCAATACGTTAGATGCAACGTACTTCAATTATTTACGACCAATTTATTTAGAGGCTTGCCAGCAACACGTTGATGGTGTTGTGTTCAACGAGGATACTATCGTTGCTAAGATGGAGGGCATGAACGTGGGTGAGTTCTATGAACTCATGATGATGCACGTGGCTTCAGAGCAAGAAACCAGAGCCTATCTGAAAACCCTGAAAGACACGACAGACAAGAACAGGCTTAGGTACGCTATCAAGAACATTAATGACATAGCCCATAGTCCGACCACGACAATGGATGATTTGCTGATGGAGATTGATAAACTTAATGAGACCGTTGATGACGCTTCCCAGAAAATTGCGCTGACTCCAACAGAGATACTTGAGCGTGAGATGAACGAGCCTAAAAAAGAGAAACTTGTTACAGGAGTACACAAACTTGATGAGGTGTTGTATAGTGACGTGGGCTTACACAGGGGTGACATCAACATTATACTAGCTGACTCTGGTCATGGTAAGACGCAATGGTCAACGTTTGTGGCTAGTAAACTTGCTCAGAAAGGCTATCAAGGTCTGTGGTTTCAGATGGAGGATTATGACGTAAACACCGCTAAGCAACTTGGTCTGATGGCAGGTTATCAGGCTGATAACGTTCGGATTATTGACTCGGTGGATGACATAGACGAAATCAAACGCTTGTGCAGGGTCAATAAGTTAGATTACGGTCTTGACTTTGTGGTGATAGACTACATCCAAGAGGTGTACGCTCAAGGTAAGTTTGATAGCAGGACCCTTGAGATTCAACACGTAACAAGAATTATGAAAGAAATAGCTAAACAGCTCAATGTGCTGGTTATTGTGCCTAGTCAAGTCACGATTAACTCCATGAACCGATCAGGTTGGAGCCTTGTGCCTAAGTACAAAGACGCACAATGGGCGCAAGCTATAAAGAACGTAGCTCACTGCATGACCTCAGTGTTTAGACCTAACATGATACAGGGTCTGGTCACAAGGGATCATGAGGGCTATCTAGCCGTAAAAGGACTGAAAGATAGTGAAACTCACGACTATCAATCGGTCTTTGTAAAGCTAGTAAAAACAAGAAGAGGTCAACTGTCTCACAACTACCTTCACATGGTCCATAATGGCGATATGGGGTTAGAAGTGGCTAAGTCAAAGATTTGACTTTGCTCAGGGGGTCTCATATATTCTCATACAGTAACATTTAAAACAAACAAAAGAAAAATGGCGACAATAATCAACGCGTCTATAGACGTAACAAAAATCCCAAAAGAAGCGTTAATCAAAGGTAAGAAAGGCACATACGCCAACATTACCATGTTTATCAACGATGAAACTAGGTACGGCAACAATGCGAGTGTTGCTATGAGTATGTCCAAAGAAGAACGAGAAGCAGGGCAAGAAAAAGTTTGGCTTGGTAATGGCAAGGTGGTCTTTACCAACGGTGAAGTAACTGTAGCAGAGCGAGAAGATGGTCCTGCTTCGGTTAAAGAAACAGATGAGGCACTGCCCTTCTGAACACAGGGAGATGAAATTGCTAAGATATTATATCAAAAACTTATAAAGTAGCATTTTCATTAGTTCTCATACATGGATAGAGGGTTTGAAAGCCCCTATCTTTTTTCGGTAGGGATACCGATAACTTAACTTAACTATATTTATAACTTTGTTAGTTTTTCGCTTAAAGTTACAGGTATGGTACTGTTAGGATGATATGTTGTTGAGATTAGGTAATTCCATTTATACTACTTACTCAATTATTTGGTTTTTGATGTAATCGACTACATCAGAATAAAGGAAGAGGGGGCTTGCGCGAGCAACGCCCCTTTTTTTATGGTATTGATTGTGTGAACTATTTATCATACGTTAAGTGCTTAAATATTAACTAATGTTGTAAAAATCATGCATTACTACGATTATTTTAGCATTAAAGAATTCCTTGTGGATAGAGTCATGGTTAACGTTCCGATCCATGTAGTAGACAAGATAGAGCGTCACCACAAGCCCATAATTAACCAGATACGGCACAAGATAGGTCAACCCATACAAGTATCCCAGAACTCAGGGTATCGCTCGAAAGAATGGGAATTATCGCATGGCAGAAGCGGAACGTCAGAACACACCTTTACTGGGCTTGGAGCCGTAGATTACACGTGCGCTAACATGGAACTTTTGTTAGAGGAGCTTAGAGCATCTGACTACAAACGCATTTGTTATTACCCAGATCAAAAGTTTATACACTGTGACCATAAAGGGGACAGATACCACGAATTTGAAGTAGATGAGGACGGAAAATGGCAATACAAGGGCGAAAGAAAATAAAACCTATCACCATAGACAACCGCACCGCTCCTGAGGTTAAACTCAAGAAGGTAAAGGTGGTTGCCATGCCAAAGGTTGAACGGTCTCGTAAAAAGGTATTGAGTAGAGGTAAAATCATAGGTATTTTAGATTTCACAGTATATTTAATTAACAAAAGAGCCGTAACTATGACTTGGAACTGGTTAAAATCCCGATTAAAAGAACCCTCCACCTATCAAGGGGTAACCGCCATAGCTGGTGCTATTGGTGTGACTGTACAGCCTGACCTATACGAATCTATTGCAGCGTTGATGTTAGCCATCATTGGTGTTATTCAGACGATTAAGAAAGAAAAAGAAGATGATAATT